CTTCCAGCGGGAAAAAAGTTGCGACAGCGCTGGTTACCGGGGCCGTTTTGTACGGAACAAAAGCAGCATTGACAAATCAGTTCGATATTAAAGAATTGGCTGGTTACATGACACCAAAACCGAAGAATAAGTGAAGAAAAATTTGATGGAGGACTTAATTCTATGCGGACTTATAATCAAACCGACTATCTGGCTCATTACGGTGTCCTCGGCATGAAGTGGGGCGTTCGACGCAAGACAAACAATTCGAATTTTTCCGGAAGGGCAAAAAGTGGAGGCATTATCAAAAAAATCAAAAGATTCTACTCGGAAGATGGCGTTTCAGACGAGACATTAAAGTCCGCTCGCAAGGCACAGCGAGAGGCGAACAAAGAGGACTTAGCGACGACCAAGGCCGCCCTTCAGTACCAAAATGCTGAGCTTGCAAAGGCTCGTGCTGATAAGAAATTAAAAACCATGATGCAACCATGGGCGGATACTTCTGACGATGACCAGAAAATTGAAAAACTGAAAAACACTATTAAAGATCTGAAGGATGAGGAAAAGTATTACGAAAAAATAAAAGTCAACGAGATTGTAACTAAAAAGTCTATTGCAGACGGGCGAAAATATGCAACAGCCCTCCTTGCTGGAATAGGTGCTTTAAGTGTTGCCTCTATTGCAGTGTTAAAGTCTTAATCATATAAAAGAAAAACTTTCAACGGAGGAAAAATTCAAGTAAGAGAGAAAAAGGGAAGCTGCTTGTAACAGCCTCCCTTGGGGTTATGTCCCAAAATATTTTTTGACATACTGTTTGCCGCGTTCAACATCACGCAAGTTAATGGACTGAATTGGGCGATGCAGAAAATGCAGCAATGCGGCAGTGCCATACACACGTTTTCCGTGCTGGCTAACGTAACCGCATTTTTCGATTAACATTACTAATCGACGGTCAATCATTCGAAACCTTCTCTCTTACTTGAATTTTTCCTCCGTTTTTCTTCTTTACGATTCTTATTATGGCTAAATTTTATTCCGAGTCAATAACAAGGTGGTTACAATATGGCATTGTCAAACACGGCCGTCCCGAAATACTACGGCATGTTTCGAGATGCCGTAATCCGTGGCGAGATTCCGGTAAACAAAGAAATTTCGATGGAGATGAATCGAATCGACGACTTGATTGCAAATCCCGGAGTTTACTATGACGACAGGGCAGTAGAGGGGTTCATCGATTATTGCGAAAGCGAACTCACACTTACCGATGGAGCGGACTTAAATCTTCTCGATACATTTAAACTGTGGGCCGAGCAGATTTTTGGATGGTATTACTTTGTTGAGCGCAGCGTTTATGAGCCCTATGAGGATGGTTATGGCGGTCATTACATAACCAAAAAAGTCAGGAAACGTTTGATCAATAAGCAATACCTAATTGTCGCCCGTGGCGCAGCGAAATCGATGTACGGTTCTTGCCTCCAAAACTTTTTTCTCAATGTGGACGCAACCACAACGCACCAGATTACTACGGCTCCGACAATGAAACAGGCCGAAGAGGTTTTGTCTCCGATTCGCACCTCAATCACTCGTGCAAGAGGCCCATACTTCAAATTCTTGACAGAGGGGTCTTTACAGAATACGACAGGCTCTAAAGCAAACCGCGTAAAACTTTCTCCAACCAAAAAGGGTATCGAGAATTTTTTGACGGGTTCGTTGTTGGAGATAAGACCAATGCGAATCGATAAGCTTCAGGGATTGCAAATCAAAGTTGCGACGGTAGACGAATGGCTTTCGGGGGACATTCGAGAGGATGTAATCGGTGCAATAGAGCAGGGCGCTTCGAAGGTCGACGACTATCTCATCGTTGCGATCAGTTCTGAAGGGACAGTTCGTAATGGTGCCGGCGATACAATCAAAATGGAGTTGATGGACATTCTCAAAGGGGATTACATCAACCCGCACGTATCGATTTGGTGGTATAAGCTCGATTCAATTGACGAAGTTTCAGATCCGGCGATGTGGGTAAAAGCGCAGCCTAACATTGGTAAGACTGTTAGCTATGAGACGTATCAATTGGATGTGGAGCGTGCCGAAAAAGCACCGGCTGCGCGAAATGATATTCTTGCAAAAAGGTTCGGTCTGCCGATGGAAGGTTATACTTATTACTTTACCTATGAGGAGACACTTCCACACCGCAAGCGTTCGTATTGGCAGATGGCATGTTCTCTTGGCGCAGACCTTTCTCAGGGCGATGACTTCTGTGCCTTTACCTTCCTTTTCCCTTTATCCAATGGTGCTTTTGGAATAAAGACAAGGAACTATATCACCTCGTCTACTCTAATGAAACTCCCGGCGGCAATGCGAATCAAGTATGATCAGTTCATGCAAGAAGGCAGTTTGATTGTCCTTGAGGGAACAGTCTTGGACATGATGCAGGTCTACGATGATCTGGACAACTATATCACGGATTGTGGATACGACGTGCGTTGCTTTGGATACGATCCTTACAATGCAAGGGAGTTTGTTGACAGGTGGGCATCAGAGAACGGCCCCTTTGGAATTGAAAAAGTAATCCAAGGTGCAAAAACGGAATCCGTTCCTTTGGGAGAGCTGAAAAAGCTTTCTGAGGAGCGGATGCTTTTGTTTGACGAGGATTTGATGACTTTTGCAATGGGGAACTGCATTACGTTGGAAGACACAAATGGAAACAGGAAACTTTTAAAGAAGCGATATGAGCAGAAAATCGACGCTGTTGCAGCTATGATGGATGCCTATATTGCCTATAAAGCCAACAAAGATGCTTTTGAATAATCGCATTCGTTGGTTAGTTTAAACTAACTGTTTAAAAGGCGGTGAACATTCAAAATGGACATGTCTATGGGTTCCAGGTTTAAACGAGCCTGGAACACTTTTTTTAACAGAGATCCTACGCACTCTTACAACGATACCGGACCCGGATACTTCTACCGTCCGGACCGTACTCGTTTCAGCCGGGGTAATGAGCGTTCAATTGTTACTTCTGTTTACAATCGAATTAGCCTAGACGGTGCTGCTATTTCTATTCAACATGTTCGACTGGATGAAAACGAGCGATATGTTTCAAACGTTTCATCCGAGCTGAACAACTGCTTGACACTGGAAGCAAACCTCGACCAAACGGCACGAGCTTTTCGACAAGACGTAATCATGTCGATGCTCGACGAGGGCTGTATCGCTATTGTTCCGGTAGAAACGACCGATAATCCGGAAGAAACCGGAGGCTATGACATCCTGTCTATGCGTGTCGGTAAAATTCTTGAATGGTATCCACAGCATGTCAAAGTTCGTGTGTACAACGAATGGACAGGGGAGAAGCAAGACATTAAGGTTCCGAAAAGCACGGTTGCAATTGTAGAAAACCCTTTGTACGCCGTTATCAATGAGCCCAATTCTACAATGCAGCGGCTTATTCGGAAACTTAATTTGTTGGATGTCGTTGATGAACAGAGCAGCTCTGGTAAGTTAGACCTTATCATTCAACTGCCATACGTCATCAAGACTGAAGCAAGGCGTCAACAAGCTGAAAACAGGCGTAAAGATATCGAAAATCAGTTGTCGGGTTCAAAGTATGGAATCGCTTATACCGATGGTACGGAGCGCATTACACAGTTGAATCGTTCAGTGGAAAACAACCTGATGAAGCAGATTGAATTTCTAACGAGCATGCTATACAGCCAGTTGGGAATCACTCAAAGCATTATGGATGGGACTGCTGACGAGAAAACAATGCTGAACTATAACAACAGAACGATAGAGCCTATCGTTTCAGCGATTGTTGATGAAATGAAACGAAAGTTTCTTACAAAGACAGCTCGGTCTCAATCTCAGTCGATCATGTTCTTTACAGATCCGTTCCGTCTGGTGCCAGTTGACAATATTGCAGAAATTGCAGACAAATTCACTCGGAACGAAATCATGACATCGAATGAGTTCAGACAAATCATTGGTATGAAACCGTCTGACGATCCGAGAGCTGACGAACTTAGAAATAAGAATCTCAGCGAACCTGGCGGCGAGAAGACTGAGCAAATAAAAAGCCAGGAGGAAAATCAAAATGGAGAAATATGATTTTAGTGGCTGGGCCACTAGAAACGATTTGCTCTGTTCGGATGGACGGACCATTCGAAAAGATGCATTCAAGCACTGCGATGGTAAAACTGTTCCGTTGGTTTGGAACCACAACCATTCCGATCCGGATAATGTTCTTGGACATGCGCTGCTGGAGAACCGAAACGAAGGCGTTTACGCCTACTGTTCTTTCAACAACACTGAAAACGCAAAAAATATCAAAGAGGCCGTTCGTCATGGCGACGTTCGGTCTCTTTCTATTTTTGCCAATCAGCTGAAGCAGGCCGGCAGCGATGTGATTCACGGCGCTATTCGTGAAGTGAGTCTGGTTCTGGCTGGGGCAAATCCCGGCGCATTTATCGATTCCGTCATGGCTCATGGCGATGGCGTTGAAACCGGCATCATTCTTGGATACGACGAGAACATTATGCTCTATCATTCGGAAGATGCTGCGGACACTTCTGATAAGAAGGAAGAGTCCGACAAGAGCGAGGAAAAAGAGGAAACCATCGCAGACGTATTCGACACGTTTTCTGAAAAACAGAAAACCGTTGTTTACGCGATGATTGCGAAGGCCGTTGAAGACGCAGACAACGAAGAAGATTCGAAAGACGATTCTGAAGGAGGAAACGACACTATGAAACACAATGTATTTGAGCCCGAGGTCAATGAAGATACCAATGTTCTGAGCCACTCCGATCAGGCAAGCATCATTGCCCTTGCAAAATCCAGTAGCGTTGGTACGCTCAAAGATGCTATCGGCATTTATCTCGAAAACAATAAGGATACACTGGCCCATGGTATCGAAAGCATCGAGACTCTGTTCCCGGAGTATAAGGATGTGCGACCGGGCGCTCCGGAGCTGCTGACCGCTGATCAGGGGTGGATCGGCAAAGTCTTGGCCAAAGTGCACAAGAGCCCGATTTCCCGTATCCGTACTCGTCAGGCCGATATTCGTAATATTGAGGCTCTTCGCGCTCAGGGCTATAAGAAAGGTTCCGAGAAGAAATACGTCGGTAATTTCAGCCTGATTCACAGAACGACCGACCCTCAGACGGTTTATGTGAAGTCCAAAATCGATCGTGATGACATCATCGATATTCAGGACTTTGATGTTGTTCAGTATCTGTACGGCATTGACCGTATGAATCTGAACGAAGAGCTGGCTACAGCTATTGTGCTTGGCGACGGTCGCGAAGACGGCGACGAGGGGAAAATCGCCCAGGACAAGATTCGTCCCATTTGGCTTGATGACGAACTCTACACAATTCACGCAGATGTTGATATCGCTGGAATGAAAACATCTCTTCAGGGAACCAACACTGGTGCCAATTTCGGCGATAACTATGTGTATGCCGAAGCGGTTATCCAGTCGCTGCTGTATGCTCGTGAAAAGTATAAAGGCTCCGGTACTCCCGACTTCTACTGCACCCCGCATCTTCTGAATGTCATGCTCCTGGCACGTGATTTGAACGGCCGGCGCATCTATGACAATGTCAATGAACTGCGTGCGGCTCTGAACGTCGGTGAGATCATCACCGCCGAGCAGTTTGAAGGCAAAGTGCGTACTACCAAAGATCAGAAAAAGAAGAAACTGCTTGGCCTGATGTACAACATGGCTGACTATTCTCTCGGTTCGACCAAGGGCGGCGAAATCACCCATTTCACTGATTTCGATATCGACTTCAACCAGCAGAAGAGCTTGCTGGAGACTCGCTGCTCCGGTGCAAACACTCGCGTGATGTCGGCCATTGCTCTGGAAGAGGATGTAACTGATACGGGCGTCGGCGGTTAATTAGTTACAACAGGGAGAAATCAAAATGGCTAAGTTTTACGGAAAAGTCGGTTATGTTGAGACGGTTGAAACACGGCCCGGCGTCTTTACTCAGTCCGTAACGGAGCGTACGTATTGCGGCGATCTCGTTCGAAATAGCCGCAAGTGGCAAACGAGCGGTAATGTCAATGACGATGTAAACGTGAACAACGAAATCAGCATTGTGGCCGATCCGTTCGCTTATGATCATTTCGCTTTCATCCGGTATGTTGAGTACATGGGAGTTCTCTGGAACGTAACAGCCGTCGAAGTTCAAAGACCTAGACTTATTTTAAGCGTGGGAGGCGTATACAATGGCCAGCAGCCTTGACTTGCAGCGAGAGTTTCAAGCTTTATGCAAGAACGTATATTTTCAACCTCCCGAATCGGTGAAACTCTTGTATCCCTGCATCGTTTATAAGCGGTCCGCAGG